TTGGACGGAGAAAAGGGAAGAAATTCTGTTGTCGTGGATTCATGCCAATAGTTTTGTGAGCGCACATACAGATTTGTCTGATTGGGAAGCATGGTGTGAGGCAACACAGCGTACTTTACCAATTCACGAAGATAATAAAAAAGGGGCTAGATTGCCCCTTTTGACTATGTACGCTGCTTAGCCCTTATGGAGGGCAATTGGTGGTCCTTGTCTTGTTTGCAACGGAGTAGAATCCACCATTTCTTGCTCTTCTTCAAGCACGCCAAGCAACCGCTCTAAATACCACTGGCACTTACGCAAATCTTCAATGCCATTCTTCTTCTCATAGCGGAATAAATACTTCTGGCAGTTGCCTTTAAGGAAGCCCTTGTAGGCTTCATGGCTCATGAAAGCTTTGATGGCGTCAATGCTTTCTAAACCGCCCTGCTTGTAGTGGTTAGGGGTGATGGGGTTGTTCATGATCAAATGGAAAAGTTGTTTTCTTTGAAAGCAGTAAACACTTCTGGAGCAATGGGGAAAGCCAATTTTAATAAAGCTTCTGCATAAAGAGCGATTTCGTGCTGTGCTCCATTCCCAAGGCGAAGGCCGATGAAATTCAACAGAGCCTGCAAGGAGCAAGTCCAGACAAATTGGGTGTACATGCACGGTGGCAGCACACCACGAGCCTGTTCACGACTCACGCCAGCGGCTAAAAGCGCATCGTAAGCTTGCCTGCTGTCCTCAACAGTCTTCGTATAAATCTGAGCGGCCAGGGCCTGCCCTCGTGAATCAAGCAGCTCTCCAGAGGCTTGCCTGTTGTTGGTGGCTTGAGAAGCAAATTGAGCAGGCACATAAAATTCTGCATCTTGAGCAGGACAGTAGCGGAAACTCTGCTCATTCCAACCAAGTTGATCATCAACATAGGTGGAAGCAACCGTGTGCTTATACCATTGCCTTGCAATGAACAATGGCGCCTTTACCTTCCACTTAAAAACAACACCACGCAACGGGCTTGTATGGTGATTTTGAATGAGATAGTAGAGCAATTTATCTTCTTTTTCGCTCCACACTTCCGTTTCCTTGTCGAAAGATTGCCGTGCATCATTGATGACAGACAAGCTATTTCCCATTGAATCAATGAGGCGCAAATAGCTTTTCCCATCGTCAAGGGGATCTGCTGGCGGGTGCTCCAAAACGGAGTAGGTCATTGGCAAGGCTGCTCGAACTGCCACTTTACCATCGTCGCAAGCAACTGGCTAGCCTCTTGGGGCCAATTGCCTTGAGGCTGGGGCCTTGGCTTGCAGTCCCACACCAGGCCTTTGCGGGGGCACCAGTGCCATTTGGCACGTCCTGTCATGACAGCATCGAAGGGCGCCTTAGTGTACCATGCGGCATTTTCGACCAATCCTTTCGGGCTTTCCGGAAAGGCCAATTATTTCACTGTCCTCGGCCTTGGCTAATGTTGTCTTACTTGCTTCAGGCATCATGAAATTCGGCATTCCCATGGAAATGGTTTACAATGGCACAAGGCATGTGACCATCATGGGACCATTTGAAAATTCGCCTCAACGGGAATTTGCTCTCACCGTAAACAAACGAGCCATCGCTGATTGCAGCGACATCAAGCAATTGAAAGAAGTGGCTGGTAATCTCCTCGTTGGCTGGTCTTCCATGCAAACAGCAGCGCAAAGCATGATGCTGGAAAACCTTAAGCTTCGCCAGGCACTAGACAAGCGTGACCTCGATCTTGAAGCGGCTAATGCTCTTCTGGCTGAAGCATCAACATTGATTGATCAATATACGCAGCAATTAAGTCAAACCAAAAAGGGTCTTTGGTCATGGTGGAAGTAAGCAGGAAAATGGTCCAGCCACTGGTGTAGGCAAGATTGTACTTTCTGCAATCTCGTTCATAACCAGAGCCCGTAACATGCCGTCCTCGCATGTACACTCCGCCTTGTATTTCAATGCCAATGCGAGAAGCTGGATGGGCAAAGTCTAGGCGATAGCGTTTGCTGCGTTTTGACTTGGCATAGCGTTGTTGATAGTCAAATTCCCATGCTTCAATGCCACTGTACTCTCGTTCAAGCAGCAAAAAAGGGCTGCGTTTTTGCCACAGCCCCAGGAAATCATCTTCAAGAGCACTCACTAGCCAACGGCAGGTAGGCTTATCGTAGCAGAGTTTTGGTAGGAGCCAGTGTAAGCTTGCCCAACTTCTTCAATGGAATGGAGCATCACTTGCACAATGCCTTCATTGGCATAGATGAGGGCCGGAAAGGGAGTGGGATTGGAAATAGAAATCGTCAAGCGACCAACCCAGCCAGGTTCAATTGGCGTCACATTGATGATGATGCCACAACGAGCGTAGGTGCTTTTCCCATCGCACAGTCCAATCACAGTAGAGGGCATGGAGATTAGCTCTAAGCTGCGCCCTAAGCCATAGCTGAAGGGAGGCAGGCGGAAGAAGCTACTACCGTCTTTGTGAATGAGAGGGGCCTCGTAAGGAAGAGTGTTGTCAAAAAGCTTGGCATCAAGCTCAACTTTGGTGCGACCCTTGTTTGCTGCTTTGTCAATAATCAAAAACTCTTCCTCAGATAGGCGCAAGTCATATCCTGCTTGCGACAAACCATAAGAGATTGCTTTGGTGCCATTGTCAAGCATGCGGCGCTTTTCGCCAACAAATGGCATGAACAAATCGTTTTCAGCAAGCTTGCTGATTTGATGATCGACGAGGTGCATGGTGGTAGAAGGGAAAGGAAAGGCCCCTTGCGGGGCCAGTGCGCTCAGAACAGGTCGTCAGAAGCAGTGGTTGTCATGTTGGTCCAAACGCTGGCAAAGCCCTTAGGCCCATCGCCTTTGTCGCCTTTCAGCTTCACGCTGCCAGTAAAACCAGGAGCGCGATCAGAAGTGGACTTGGTGTTTTCCCAAACTGCCATGTCGAGGCTGTATTTCCCCCGTTCGTTGGGACCGGCTTGCTTGAGGGCATTGAGCACCTCAGGCGTGAGATCAATTGCTGCGGTGATAGGAGGGCGATTTGCCACGGTGTTTTCCTTGGAGGACGTTGGAGCCCCTGTTCAGGGCTTGCCTATCTTACCAGATCGACTCCCATTCGTCCACCCCTGCCAGTGCGGCAATTTCGGCCAGCGATCCCACTGTCAAGCTATCTTTGCGCCAATTTTCATGAGTACCCTTGATTCTAAGATCATTTGTTTTTAACCATTCCTTCACCACTGCTTCCAGTTTTTTGACTTTTGCGCCGTCTGCAGGCCCTACCATTTCAATCAGCGACCATCCCTCTCTCTTGTGCGTGGGGATGCGAGTATGCGGAGCATTAGTGATGCCAATTTGTTGATCAAACTCTCTTTCCATTAAGTACATCCACGCAGGCCTGTCCGAATGAAAGCCATATGTGGCACATAAAGAGCAGCCTGACTTCATATTGGTTCGCTGGTTGACTGTTGCCTTGTAAATGTGTCCGTTGCCGCATATCCATTCCTTTTCTTGCTTGCTTCCGTATTTTACCAGCGAGGGATCCCATCCAAAAGCTTCTGCGGCAATTGCTGGAAATTTGGTCTGTAAATCGTTGACCCCCTTGATAAGTTTTGAGCCGTTGCAATACGGACAATTTCTTCCCTTGCGAGTTCTATCGGAAATTGCCGAATTCCATTGGTGGCCACTTGAGCATTGCCACAATTTCTTGGCGCTGGAAAACAAAGTGTATTCCGATGGATTCCATCCGCAAGCCTCAGCGGCAACAATTGGAAATGATGTCAATAAATCAGTCTTGCCTACAATTGGAAGATGACCTGAACAGTAGGGGCAGCCACTGTTGCGTCCCGTTCTGTTGCAAATAGCGGCAATCCATTGGTGTCCCAACTGGCACTGCCAAAGCATTCTTTTTTTGGACCCATACGAAAACAAGCTTGGATTCCAGCCGCACGCTTCTGCCGCCACTTGGGGATAAATATTTTGCAGCGATTTTGTAATACTTACCGGACAAATTGTCATAACTACCCCTTATCAGTGGCGAGAGAAAATGCCTTGCCTCCTGGATAAAAAGCTGAAAAATAACGTTTCACTGTGTCTTTCATAATTTCCTGTTGGACGACCAATTCAAAACCATCCATCTGAATAATTTGCAATTCAGCATCTCTGTCAGGCTCTTCGGGATCATAAACACTAATTACGCAATATGCCTGTTCAATGTCAATACTGTACATTGCTTTTGCGGCTAAACTATAAGCGCCAAGTTGTTTCTTGTAATCCGCTAATTGATAATCAGGCTTGACCTTATAGCTTGATTTCCAATCGACTAACGCAATAGAACCATCTGCCATGAGAGCCAATTGGTCTA